ATTACCCGGTACAAAGACAAAGGAGGCAAGGAAGACCTCGAGAAAGCGAAGCACTGTATAGACCTACTCCTCGAGATGCTATGAGCGGCTTTATAGACACGTGGAGCGTCTTCGACTTCACAGGCTGGTACCTTTTCGTTTCACTCTTTTTCTTTGTCGTACGAGATGAGCTATACCAAAGCAGAACGCGCGGAAATCGCGAAGAACATTCGTGAGTACGCCAAAGAGCGGCGTATCGAATACTGGAAGAACTACAACCTCAACGACGACGAGGATACACGCTGCTTCACCAGATACGCCACGAACTACGATTACCTTTGGCTCCAAGCCGTAGCAGACGACGTACTCGGAAAAATCAGGCACGATGAACTCCACTGGATTGACAAGGATTAAACTCTCGCAGCTGAAGAGCAACCCGAACAACCCGCGAATAATCAAAGACGACAAATTCCGGAAGCTGGTCCAGTCGATTCAGGACTTCCCGGAGATGCTCGAAGCCCGTCCGATTGTCTGTGATCCCGACGGGGTAGTTCTGGGAGGGAATATGAGGCTCAAAGCGTGCCGGGAAGCAGGGCTCAAGGAAGTACCCGCCTACGTAGTGACGTGGGAGGAAGCCAAACAGCGGGAGTTTATCATTAAGGATAACGTAGGCTACGGAGAGTGGGACTGGGACGAGCTCGCGAATACGTGGGACCCTCTCGAACTGGACCGCTGGGGCCTCGATGTATGGCAAGAAGAGGAGGAAAAAGAAGAAAAGCCCGTTAAAGAGAAGTGCGAAACCTGTGGGAAATGAGCGAGACAAACGAGACACATAAAAAGGCTCTACTAGATGCTCTAGAACGATCTCTAGGTATCGTCTCAACTGCATGTGAGAAAGCGAACGTGGGAAGAGCTACACACTACCGCTGGCTCCAAGAAGACCCCGAATACAAGGAAGCTGTGAGAGCTATCGAAGAGCGGACTATCGACTTCGCAGAATCGCACCTTCACGCGCTCATCAAAGACAAGAACCCCGCCGCGACTATCTTCTTCCTCAAGACCAAAGGGAAGAACCGCGGATACGTAGAACGCCAAGAAATCGAAGTCAGCGAACCCCGGCCCCTTTCGTGGTTCAAGGAATGACCCTCGCGAAATCTTACTACGACTGCAAGAACTCTACCGCACGCATCCAGATACACCAAGGAGGCACCCGGTCGGGTAAGACCTATTCTATCCTCCTTTGTCTCATCGAGTTCTGCTACAAGAACCAGAACGCGGGAGCCGTCCTCACCGTAGCCCGGAAGACGTTCCCGGCTCTCAGAGCGTCTGTGATGCGGGATTTCTTCTCTATCCTCGAACGGGAGGAGATATACAACCCCGAACTGCACAACAAGAGCGACGCGACCTACCTCCTCTTCGGGAACCTCGTGGAGTTTATCTCGGTAGACCAGCCGCAAAAGGTGCGAGGAAGGAAGCGGGATGTACTTTTCATCAACGAAGCGAACGAGCTCTCTCTCGAAGACTGGCGACAGCTCCTCCTTCGGACGACCCTCAAGACCATAATCGACTACAACCCCTCGGACGAGTTTCACTGGATCTACGACGAGGTAATACCCCGAGACGATGCGCAATTCTTCAAGACGACCTACCGAGACAACCCCTTCCTACCGGCGGAACTCGTCACCGAAATTGAACGGCTGCAAGGGGCCGACGCTAATTTCTGGAGGGTATACGGACTCGGAGAGCGAGGAGCATCACGAAGCACCATCTTCACCCACTACACCACAGTAGATTCTATAGGCCCCGAGTGGAAGCTGGTAGCCTACGGCCTCGACTTCGGATACACGAACGACCCCACAGCCGTCGTAGGGGTATACACGGATGGCCACGGATTCCTCCTCGACGAGGTACTCTACAGGACGGGCCTCTCGAACCGGGAGATATCGAAACTCCTCGAGATAGGGAAAGCCCAGGTGATAGCCGATTCCGCAGAACCGAAGTCTATCGACGAGCTCCACGGGTACGGGCTGAACGTCCACCACGCAAGGAAGGGCCCCGACTCCGTACGTGCTGGGATACAATTCCTCCAGTCTCGACCCCTCGCGGTGACCTCAGGGAGTCTTAACCTGATTAAGGAACTACGGAACTACAAGTGGAAGGAGGACAAGAACGGCAAGGTCTTAAACGAGCCTGTGGACGCGTTTAACCACGCTATCGACGCAGCGAGGTACGCGGCGATGTTCAACCAGTCGAATCCCAACTTCGGGAGGTATCGGATAGGGTAACCGAAAAAAAAGTTCTTAAAATATTTGGATGTTTAGAAAGGTTGCCTATCTTTGTGGGGTCGAACAAACAACACGACACCGCCATGAATAACTTCACCGTTACCCCCGAAGGACGCATCTCTGGACCGAAAGACTACATGGAGCAGCGATTCGATGCCTACATGGATCTCATCGAATCCGGCCGGAGCGTTCTGTTCAATCAGGCTATCATTCGTAGCCCGAACACAGCTACAGCGATTGCCGTTTGCCTTGAAACGGATTACAACCAGTGGAAGAACACCGCAAGGTTAGCTCAAGGGCTCTACTAAAATGCGGAGACGAAACGCAAGGGGCTACGGCCCCTTTTTTTGTGCCTAATTTTGAGGAATACAGCAACCTCCGTTATTCCTTCGTATGAACATCCCCTACCGCTGGGCAGACCTCACGCTCGGAGACCTTCAGGTACTAATGTCGAACGCGCCAGACCTCGAAAAGGTCGGGCACGTATGCCGTCTCTCGAAAGAGGAAGTGCTCAAGATGCCGATGGGAACCATACTCGACGCTCTCAACCGGATTAACCATATCCCCGAAGTAGCCCGGCATGAGCAGGTGATAACAATCGAAGGGAAGAAGTACGGCTTCGTAAAAGACTGGGACGAGTTCACAACCGGGGAGTGGATTGACTGCGAGAGCTACCAAGAAGACTTCTGGCCGAACGCCCACAAAATCATGGCCATTCTTTACCGGCCAACCGTCTACCATATCGGCAAAGAATACAGCCTAAAGAAGTACACGGCCAAAGAGGACGCAGAGCCGTTTAAAGGAATGCCGGCCGACCTCTTTTCAGGTGCGCTGCTTTTTTTTTGGAATACAAGAATAACACGTCTGCAAACTTTGCAAGCGTCTTTACTGGAGGTGACGGAGCAAGTTCTCAATTCCACGAAAAATGGAAGTGGTACCCTATCCTCTACACCCTCGCGAACAACGACGTTCTCCAAATGGATAAAATCACGGAGCTCCCGGTTCACGTCGTACTTCAGCACCTCGCGTTCCTGAAGGATTTAGCTATAGAACAGAAGAAGAGATGATCACACTAAACACGATTGTAAAGAGGTTCGAGGACTTCGCAGATAACCACTTCTTCATCCGCTCCTTCTCGTTTGGAGGACCGGAGGATGTGGACCTCGAGAAATTCGACCAGTACCCACTGCTTCACCTCATCTACACGGGAGCCACGTACGAGGATACTACGAAGACCCTCGACTTCGAGGTATATATCTTCGACCTTCCTTCGGCCTACGAGAACAAGAACGAACGCCAGAAGGAGGTAGTAAGCGATGCGGAACAATGCGCGGAAGATATCCTCGCAGACATCGCAAACGGGGGCAATATCTTTATCTTCTCGGAGGATTACGAGGTGGTAAACGCCACCGTCACGCCTCTACAAGAAGCGGGGTCTAACGTCCTCGCGGGGGTCCTTCTGGAACTGGGTATCCAACTTCCCTACGACCGTAGCGCGTGCGACGCTCCTATCGACGGGGTACAACCCGAAGGGGGCGGGTTCGTCTACGCACGGAGGGGACTTCTTCGAATGTTGACGCAAGACGGGACCGTGGATGTGCTTTCGGTTAATACTATCAAAGTAGCAAACGGAACCCTCACAGACGAAGGAAACGGGGTGGTAAGTCTCACGACTGGAGGCGGCGGAGGTTCGCTCGAAGACCTTGACGACGTAACGATAACGGACCCTCTCGACCACGACGCGCTCATTTACGACGAGGCGGCGGCGGTATGGATTAACGGCGCACCCCGCGCCCTCGATATGGCCGTATACAACGGTTCAGGGTCTGTAATCGCAAAGGGTAAACTACTCAAGGCCATAGGCAGCCACGGAGACAAAGTTTCGGTAGGGCTCTTCGACGTTGCTTCAGATAGCCCGATGTTCCTCGTAGGGTTTGCGACTTCGGAAATTTCAATCGGAGGCACTGGACACGTAAGGACGTACGGCGAATTACGGGGCCTTGCTACGGACTCTTACGCTATCGGGACGGTCCTGTATCCTTCGACTACTCCCGGAGACGTTACCGACGTTCCTAGCACTCCGGTAATTCCGGTCGCTATCGTTACCCGCAGCCAGCAAAATACCGGACGAATCTACATCCGTACATGGACCCCCGGAGACCGGGAGACGCTGAACGATTTAGACGACGTTGTAATAACGAACAGGCAGGACCGGGAGGCCCTCGTTTACGATTCTGCAACTTCGAACTGGATTAACGGCGGAGCGGGAGCGTCCGATATTCTAGTGGTCAACAACTCGACCACGACGGATATTAACGCCGGACAGGTAGTTAGACGCAACTTCGGAGGGGTAGGTAATTCGGTGTCCCTGTATAACTCGTTCCTATACGACGGGAGCGAAGTTCTAGGGGTAGCTACTACACGAATTAACCGCAACGGCGGGACGGGGTACGTGCGTACGTACGGAATCGTTCGCAATATCAATACCTCCGGTTTGACGGCTGGGGGAATTGTTTACGGAGGAACTACGGCGGGAAGTATTACGACTACCCTACCTACGGGGTCTTACAAAAGGACGGTTATCGGTTTCGTGCTCACCGTGAACTCTACCACCGGTTCGATTTTCGTTCGGTGTATGAATATCCCGTCGGTGGCTTCCCTCTCGGACTTTAACGGGGCGCCTCCTTCCTTTGGTCAAGTCCTCGCGTACGACGGTTCTCTCTGGGGTCCTCGAACGATTACAACGAGCGACGTAGGAGGCGGCGGAGCGTCACCCCCTCCGGGAGGGTTCAAGTCCGTTTGGTTTCAGGATGCGGCGGGAGCGTTGACGTACGAAACAGACTTTACGTACGATACGACGATAAACACCCTTGCGGTAGACAATATCACGACTACCGGAACGGTCAACGGCCGGAACATGGTAACCGACGGGAGCAAACTCGACGGTATCGCGGCGGGAGCAGAAGTAAACGTAAACGCGGACTGGAACGCCGTCAGCGGAGACGCGCAAATACTGAACAAACCCACGATACCGAACACGTTCGGAACTATCGCGGTCTCAGGACAAAGTAACGTAGTCGCGGACTCTACGACGGACACCCTTACCCTCGTAGCAGGAACGAACGTAACGATTACCACCGACGCGAGTACGGACAGTATTACGATAGCTGCTAGCGGAGGCGGAGGGTCTAGTTACAGCGCCGTACGAACCCAGTCGGGAACGAGTTACACCCTCGTGCTCGGCGATGCGGGCGACTACATCCAAACCACGAGCACCACAGCCGTCACAATTACCGTTCCCCTTCAGTCCTCCGTGGCGTGGGCTGCGGACACCGAGATATACTTTGAGCAAAACAATACCGGGCAGATCACGATTGCCGGAGCTTCGGGCGTGACCATCAACAGCAGCGAGACGCTTAAGAGTTTCGCACGCTATTCGGTACTGGCTCTGAAGCGCGTGGCGGAGAATGTATGGACACTCACAGGTGAACGCGCACTGGTATGATGTTCCTAAAAGCAGTAAGCGCCGGGCGGCGCATTTACCCGGTCATTACCAAAGACCTGAACCTATATCTTGACGCCTACAATAACCGCAGCTACGGGGGAACAGGTAACACGTGGTATGACCTGTCAAAGAACGCCTACAACTTTACCAATAACGGCGGCACGTGGACCGTGTCGGGAGGGCGCAGGTACTGGGAGCTTGACGGCGTAAACGATTATCTTGAAGGCAGTGGTACTACAACGCTGTTTAATCTCAACAGCACAGGGTGGACGTGGTCGCTTTGGATTTACTACGTGACGGCGCCGGGGTTTCTTGATTCAGTTGTAGGTAGTCAATTTGATGGCAAAATGCCCTTCTATATTGACAACAGAAACAACGCGTTTACAAACGGCAACGGCTACCGTTGCGGCACAGCTGGTAACGTAGATGTTTTCACCCAGTACGACATAACAATCACAACGGGTACATGGATTCACGTGTGCGGCACTTGGACCTATTCAACAACAACTACAGGCACGTTTAAGATTTATTTGGACGGGGTGGAGAAATCCAGTTCCAACGTAACAACGCAGGCAGGGCGCACATGGGCAAATCAAAACAACTCAACCCCACCTAACGTTGGGACGTTAAAGTTGAATGGTACTTATGTTCGGTTTAACAACATCCGTGTAGGTGAGGTGCTGCACTATACACGCGCTTTGACTGGCACGGAAGTGTCCGACAACTACAACTCAACGAAAACCAATTACGGATTATGAAATGGTATAGGATTTATCAGGTGAATGAACTGCCAACTGTTCCATGGAACTTGTTTGTACAAAGCGTTCGCTGGAATTTGGCAGCAACGGAATTCATCTTGGAATACTACAAGGAGCCAGCCGACAAAACAGGCGTGCTGAACCGCGATGAAGCGGCCGCATACACAAAAACAACAGATTGGGATTTATACCAATCATATGAAGAGTTGATGAATGGCGAAAGCTAAACAGCAAGCGCAGCCGGTCCGCATCGAACGCGACATCAACCGGCCAGGCATTCACGCGAAGACGAAGCAGAGCAGGAACAAACGCTCAAAATTGTACAAGAAACCGTACAAAGGCCAGGGCCGATGAACCAGCTGCTGCAAATTCTGCAATACTTGGGGCCGGGAATGCCACCGCCATACAACGGCCGGCTGGATCTAAACGCCGACGGGTTCATCACCATCGGCGACCTGCTGCTGGCGCTGGCTGCGATATAAACGCGCAAATAGCTGTGCCTTAAATTCGCAGGCATGTCAACGGAAACTATCATCAGTTTGCTGGCCGCGCTGGGTGCGGTGTTTGGTGTGTACGTGCGCATGTCAAACGACGTAGCACGGCTCAAAGGCAGGGTGATTCAGCTGGAACTGAACGACAGCGAAAGCAGGAAGATGCAGAAAGAGATTGTGGACAGCATCCACAAAATCGAACTCACATTGGCGCAACTTTTGGCGAAGCTCGAACGCTGACGTGCAACTGCTTTGGTATCATTGCAACATGCGCTATTTCAAAACGGCTGAATTCGACAGCCCTGACGCACCCGGCAGCGGTGCCTACATGGACAAAGAGTTCCTGTACATGCTGGACGAAGCACGCCACATCGCCGGCGTGCCGTTCAAAATCAACAGCGGATACCGGACCAAAGCACACCACGAAGCGTTGGGCAAACGTGGCTACAAAACGGCGAAGAACAGCGCGCACCTGACCGGCCATGCAG